GCATAGAAACAATCAAAGATTTTGAACGCTTCCTGAGAGATTCAGGCGGTATTTCACGAGGACTGGCAACCGCGTTATCCAGTCGTGCAAAAGAACTGTTTCAGAGTGATTCTGAACCACCTAATGACACAGCGGTGTTTTTTCAGGAATTATCAAACGCCCTGGGGCGAATTAAAAGTTCTACATCGTTATAACGAAACTATGGCCAGTTAAACACTGGTTTTTTTATGTCAAAAAAGTGAGAAGAAAATGACAATAGAAGCAGCATTAAAACAAATGGATGGCATTGAAAATTCAATGTCTCAGTTTCATGAAAAGGTCAGTGCAGAAATTGCCACAAATGGTAAGGCCCGCATTGAAACACAAAACGTCCTTGATAAACTAGGCGAACAACAACGCGAAGTTGCTGACAGAATGCTTGCATTAGAGCAAAAAGGTATGGGCAATACCGGTGGTGGTGATGCCGTTGCTAGTATGGGTAAGCAGTTTACTGGTTCTGGCGCATACGAGAACTTTCAAGCAGGCAATACTCAAAAAGCCCGTTTTGAAGTTCAAAATAACACGGTGGTTGGTTCTGATGTAACTGTGGCGCCAGATCGTAAGCCGGGTGTTGTGGGCGGTGCATTTGCCCCGTTAACGCTTGAGGATTTCTTGCCTGCTTTACCTACAACCAGCAATGCGATTGAATTTACTCGCGAATTAGCGTTTACCAACGCCGCAGCGGAAACAGCAGAAGCGGGCGCGAAGCCTGAATCAGCTGTTACCTTTGAGCTGGAAACCATGCCAATCTCAACGGTTGCGCACTGGGTAAAAATATCGCGTCAATTAGCATCAGATGCCCCCGCTTTAGCCGCATATATTAATATGCGTATGGCTTACGGTGTGGATCGTCGTGTTGAAACTCAGCTTGGAGCGGGTAACGGTACAACACCAAACATTAGCGGTTTGTTGGATACTGGTAACTACACGGCCCATGGTTATACAGCCGCTAATTTGGGCGCAACATTGCCTAAACTGGTGTTAATCAGAAAATTAATTGCTGATTTGATGGTGATTGGTTATCCGGCGGATGCAATTTTGTTAAACCCGGCTGATTGGGCCACGGTTGAGATTGAATTGTTAACAACAACGGCTAATCAAGTACGTGTTGGGGTTAATGCCCAAGGCAACACAACCTTGTGGGGCGTTGCTATTATTCAGGCGGTTGGTATTACAGCAGATACATTGCTGGTCGGTTCATTTGGTCAGGCTGCGACGATTCATAATCGTGAAGGTGTGATTGTTGAGTTATCAGAATCTGATTCTGACAACTTCACTAAAAACCTGATCACAGTGAGAGCAGAACGCCGTTTGGCGCTGACTGTTGACAGACCAGCAGCGATTTTAGGCGGTGATTTAACACCGGCTTAACGTTTTACTCTAAGACTCAGGGAAGAGTCACCCTAATTAGGATAAAAATTTATGAAAAGAATCAAATTTAACCGGGCCGTTATGGTGCCGAAATTCGGTGTGTTTAACATTGGTCAGGAGTATCAATGTGACGATGATTATGCAGTGCATGTTGTCGAAAGCATGAAAGCGGCTGAGTATGTAAAAACAGCTAAAGAGCCCGCCGTAAAAAAACAGAAAGATTGATTTTAATTCAATCAATATAAAAGGTAAGAAAATGCAAAAAACATTTAAAGCGTTACGCGATTTTAAAAGTCGTGAGTTCGCGGGTACGCAATACGCAAAAGATATGACCTACACGATTCGTGAAGGCAATCAAAAGCTGGCAGGCATGACACAACGATGGTTAAAAGCAAAGCTGTTTAAGGTGTCTGAAGATTTAGAAATGTTTGGCGCACAATTTGCGGCGGGGTCAATCAGTTATTGCATTGATGATGCTTTTGCAGGCGTGGTTGCTGGATGGGTTGATGAGGGTAAGGCTGAATATGTTTCAGGCGGTTTAATTTCCTTTGATTTTGATGATATGCCAAGCGGCATAACAGGGGGTGAGTAATGGCATTAACACACACAGCAGCAACACGTAATGTTGCGGCAAATGCGGTGGTTGATTTGGTTGATGTTGGGTCGTCAGATGCAAATGGTGATCTGGTTTTTATGACTTCAGGTGATGTTGAGGTTGCGACTTTAGCAATGAGTAATCCAGCATTTGGCGCGGCATCTGCGGGTGTTGCCACAGCGTCGGCAATTTCAGACGATACCAGCGCCACGGGCGGCACTATTGCAAAATTTAAATTGCAGGACAGGGATAATAGCGAAGTTTTGCAGGGGTCGGTGACAGCAACCAGCGGCGGTGGTGATATAGAGTTATCCAGCCTTGCGGTTGGTGCTAGTGACACGGTGAGCATGAGTTCATTAACTTACACTGCTCCGGTGTAGCGATTAAACTTTTTTTTATGGAAAGTATAATCAATATTTTCAAATCTGTTAAACGCAGAAAATGGCCTATTAGTAGGCTTGAAAAGGAGTGTTTAGCTGAAAAGTGGGACATTCATTTTGCTAACAAAGCTATAAATGGGCTTGATTTTACTATTGCTTGCAGGCAGTTATGCAGGGAGCAAGGCTTTGAAAGCAGCTTGGTTCTGTGTATGTTGCAAAACAGAACATTGCATATAATGCTGTCGTGTAAAGGTTATTTTTTAGATAGTTTAAAAAATGATATAGACAGTAACTTAAAATACTTAGTTGTTGCAACTTCAGGCCTAAAGCCTGCTGACGGATGGACAATAAACAGGAGGATGGCGTGAGTATAGTTAATTCAGAAATAACCAGTGACAGAATGCAGGCTAACAATACTCGCAAAATTAGTGAGCAGCATACCGACCATTTAGGCAAGATTTATACAATCAAATATTCCGGTGTTGACGTTAATTATGCTGCTGATGCACGATTAGCGGCTGATGCGATTACCGTTGATGAAAGCACGGCAGCTAATGAGATAGCTGAAGGCATAGTAATATTTAAAGCCGGTGGCGATCCTTTACATATTGATGAGGGAGGATGGTTCAGTAAAGTTATTCCAGATTATCAAACATGGGAAGAGTTGGCAACAGGGACAACAATTCCATTTATGCAAGCAGAAGATCAGCTTGAATTAGTTAATATCCAGTACACCTCTCGCGTATCTACTAATGATAAAAAACTAATCTGGGGCATGACTAATCAACAAGTTTCTAGCGTAAATGCAGATATTCAAGTAGCGATTGATACACAAGCCAGCTTAGATTTATATCTTCCTTGGTTTGATGATGAAGGAGTATTGAAAGATGCCTAAGTGGTTCGTAACTTCTACAGCAACAGATAATACCGGAACAGGTGCATGGGATGATCCTTTTAAATATCTGTATTTAACAGACGGCTCAAACTTAGGGCTGATGTTGTCAGCAACACCGCCAGCCGCAGGCGATACAATTTACATCCTAGATGGGCATGTAGAAGAATTCTCTTCTGGATTAATAACGTTATCTAGTAATGGAACATATGATGCTACCGTAAAATTTAAAAATGTAGCTAGTTTTAACTCAGGAACACCCACTACAAAAGGAGCTGACGCGGGCTGTAAGATAGGCCATGTATCTGCTGCTGTCGGTTATGATATAAAAATTGATCCTAACTTAGAAATTTATGGCTTTCATATTGTCGCCGGTGATGAGATATTTTTAACAGGGAAGGTTTTTTCTGGGAGTGCGGCACTAAGAATAGAAGACTGCTTACTAGAACAGTTACGTGTGGGTTTATTTGATATAAATATAGGCGGAGTTTCAGCAGCAGAGCAAATTAATACAATTGTAAATACTGGGTTTAAATTTGCATCGACGGGAAGAATTGAAGTACAGGGAGGAGAATACAGATTAATAGATTGCTGGGATGAGCGGACATCAACGCCTAATGAAATATTTACGCAGGGGGCTAATGGTATTGTTTTACATGTTATAGGCGGTGACTTTTCTTCAGGCGGTGCGACAGAGTTATATAAGATTCAAGTGGATTCCAAATCATCTTTAATAGAATTAACTGATGTTATTCTCCCTGCCGGTGTCACAATGAGCAATTTGCCTACCACGGCTACCACAGCCAGACTCATAAATAGCGGTAGTGTGATCGGCAACGGGGGTTTGTGGTTTCGAACCAATGCAGGGCACATAACGGATGAAACAACTAATGTCAGAACGGGCGGGGCTCAAATTGATGGGGCTGGTTATTCATTAGAATTTAACCCTAGCGGCTCGTGTAGCTCTGGAAATCCGCTTGTATTTGAGACACAAGAAATGCCTGTTGATTTTTCAGCCTCAAAAACAATAGATGTATGTATCGCTAATGCTACCAGAGATTTAACAGATTCAGAAGTGTATGTCGAATTGTCCTATTCTGCATACAATGCAGCAGGGCATAAAATAGTAGATAGCCGTAGTGCTAATTCTAATATAGTGGGCGTGACCATTACAGATGATACAAGCTCGACTTGGGGCGGCTCTCTAACCTATATGCAGAAAATTTCAATCACAGACGGTGGTGCTACTGATGGGCGTGATGGTGTTATGAGATTACAGATAATTTCTACAACTGATGTTGGCTTTTTCGTTGATCCACTTCCAGTTATTACATAATGTATTTATTAAAATCAGGGTTATATGAAGATTCTGAGTCAGGTGAGTTAAAACTTACTAAAGGTGGGTTGTATTCTGAGCAGAGTGCTGTAGGTGGTGTCACCGGATCGGGTGCACTAGCATCAGATAGCGCAACAGCATCAGGCTCAGGCAATAGAGAACTAACCAGCGCGGGTTCGTTGCAATCAGATATTGCGGTATTAACCGGCGTCGGTTCGATTGCGGGTGTAGTCACCGGATCGGGTGTACTAGCATCAGATAGCGCAACAGCATCAGGCTCAGGCAATAGAGAACTAACCAGCGCGGGTTCGTTGCAATCAGACATTGCAAGCACAACAGGTGCGGGCGCGGTTGGTAATGTTACGACAGGAAGCGGGGATATACAGGCAGGGACAGCACAACTGACAGGCGAAGGGCTGATAAACGTTATCGGTTTAGGGAGCTTACAAGCTGAAGCCACACAGATAACCGGCGCAGGGCTAAGAAAAATAACAGGATTTGGTCTTATGCAATCAGACGCAGCCATCATGAATGGTACTGATTTTGTTAATGATCAATTTTATAGCACACTCTCGTTTAATTTAATTGTGCAAAAAAGAGTACAACACGATTTGCGTATTAACAAATCAATGTCATTTCAAGTAATGGTTTAATTATGGCCTGTAATGTAATAAATGGTGATATAGGAACAGTGTTTGAGCTAACCGTTACTGATTGTGATGGTGCGGCTATTGATATAAGCGCTGCAATATCACTGGAGATTAATTTTAAAAGTCCGGCTGGTGTGGTGGTTAATAAAACGCCTGTTTTGAGTACAGATGGCAGCGATGGGAAAATGAAATATATTACCCTCGCGGGTGATATTAATGAGTATGGTAAATGGATCATACAGGGTGTGGTTGAGCTTGCTACTGGAAAATGGTCAACATCTACCAGTCATTTTTATGTAGATGAAAATATATAGAAGTATTCGTGATTAACAAATAAAAACTGAATGTAAATTATGACGCAAATAAAAATTTTAAATCCTGAACGGCTAGATGTTCCTTATCGCGGTCATGGTGTTTATATTGCCGATGTTGACAGCTCATTGGTGGCTGGTATGGTAAGTGCTGGGGCGGCAAGTTTAACGCTGACCGGCACAGGGCCAACTATCAATCTGTCTGCTAGTGAAAGTGATGATTATATAAAATCGTTTTCAATTAAAGAAATTGGTTATTTGTCGTTAGTTGATCCGCGATTGCCTACGGCTGAAAAATTTGGAATAGGGCATATATGGATAAATAAAACACAATATTGGAGTGACGGGATAAAATACCGGCCTGCGGTTAATACTAATAATGCACGAAACAGGCTTGATAGAGCGTCATCTGGCCAGTATATTAATTTTGCAGACTATTCACCTACATTAGCAAGTTTCACTTCTGGCGCAATAACCCCCGCAATCTCAGTACGAGATGATTTATCAGGCGTTACTTGTACAATGGATGGACAAACAGCGAGTAATGCACATACAGGGCTTCAAGCGGTGAACTCCGTAGGTTTCTGGGATTTATCAGCACAACACACTTACCCTGGGAAATCGGCAGATACAGTTTTTCTATTGGATGTTGAGTTTCCTGAATTGCCTGAAGGTAATGATGTGCAATTCTCCACAAAAATTTCAATATTTTTTATTACAGGATCTTCTGGTTCAACAGGATTCACTAATAATTACCTTTTAGCTAATATGCTAGAACGGGTGGCAAAAGGTAGGCGCGAGCTATTAGCGTTTAAATTTTCGGATATGGCGACTGCTGGAGCACCTAATATAGCAGAGGTGAAAAGAATAGAGGTTCGTGTTATTAATGAATTATCAGCTAATAGTGATTATTTAGAAGCTACTGTTCGTGGCCTGTATGTAAATACGATAAGAAAAGGACGGTTAATATTATCCTTTGATGATGGTGATGAAAGTTTCTATACTCAAGTTTTTAAAAAGTACATTCAGCCAAAAGGGTGGGGGTGTTCAGCTGGAATTAATTCTGCAACTATTGGCACTGGTACGAAAGTGTCGTTAGATATGCTCAAGGAGCTAGATAATTCAGGTTGTGAAATATGTAATCATTCGGAAACACATCAATCGGCTATATTTACTGCTTCACCAGCTATCTCGGGGTCAGGTCCATGGACGGTCACTTATACTGAGACTGGGCATGGTCGATCACAAGGAGATATACTCGATATAAATGGTAATTCAGCAGTATTTTTGAATGGCTCTCATACTATCAGTAATATTGTGAATGCTGACAGCTATGAAGTTATTTACACGTCAAACCCTGATGGAATGACTGATACGGTTGGTGGTGTGATTATTGCTAATCCTGGGTGGACTGATACTGATATAACTGCTTGCAGCTCATTTTTAACGGCTAATGATATATCAGGATCTAATGTTTTTATTTACCCTGGCGGAAAAAATAATCCTGCACTATGGGCGCAACTAGAAAGATTAGGTTATGTAGCTGGTCGGTCTGTTAGAGGAGGCAGTGAGCCGGAAAACGCATCAAACACTCATTATGGACTGCTGAAGAATTGGGATATTCCGGTTTTAGCATTAGGTAATACTGATACAGCAGCAAGCATACTAGCTGAACTAGATGATATTCTTGCGCTCGGCGCGGATTGCTGCATTTACGGTCATAAATTTGTTTCTAGTCCTGTGCTTTCAACTGAATTTAGTATTGCCGAACTAGCTCTATTAATCGTAGGGATTCAAGCCCGTATTGATTCAGGGTTGTGTGATATTCCAATTAGTTTGGGTGAGTCGGTAATAAATTATTAGTTTATACGATATGACAAATAGATTAACAACAGCACCCACAGAAGAGCCCATCTCATTAGCAGAAATGCGCTTGCAGATTGGTATTACTGGCAATGATGATACAGCGCGGGATGCTGTGATCAGTTCGCGGATAACATCAGCGCGGCAGTGGGCAGAAAAACACACGCAACGTGCGTTTGTCACTCAAACATGGACATACTACGCCTCTGTTTTTACAGATTATTTTGATTTAAAATTAGATTTACAAAGCGTAACAAGTGTTAAATACATTGATTCTGATGGCGTATTGAAAACCCTTGATTCAAGTTCCTACAAAGTTGATTTGGTTAATTCGCGTGTTTATCTGGCCTATGGCGAATCATGGCCCACGGTGCGTAATGAAGTCAATGCCATACAGGTAGAGCATATCAGCGGTTATGGGCTGGCTGAAACGGTTCCTGAACAGATTAAAGAAGCAATTAAATTTACGGTGGGCCATTGGGAAAACTATCAATCGACGATAGAGGGAGCGGAACGGATCACAACTATACCCTATGCAGTAACCCAGTTATTAGCGCCGTATGTTGATCTTAGGAGCGTTTTTTAATGCACCAGCGTCGTCAATTTTTAGAGGCCATTAAAACTCAGTTAAAAGCTGTGGATGGTTTTCCCGGGGTGTGGATACAGCGTATAGGGCCTCAAAGAAATATATATCCGAGTATTACCCTGTATTCAGATCAGGAAAGTATAGAAACGTTAACCATACATAGCCCGGCACGTCCACAAGATAGGGTATTAACAATATCTATTGTAGCCTGGATCAAAGGTTCAGCAGATGATGAAAAAGCCGAGCAGGATATGGATAAGGCGGCTGTTTTAATTGAACAGGCCGTAACAAAGCCGGTTGGCGCTGATGATATGGCGCTGATCGCAACAGATTTTATAGTCGATGAGGAAGAAGCAGAGATACACGCCGTGACTTTAACCTACACCCTTTTTTATACCAGTACAGAGTTTTCGCCTTCAGTTTAAAAGCTGTTATTTTAATCCCCCTATACGGCCTGCTTAATGCGGGTTTTTTTATGTCTTTTTATCGGAGTTTTTAACATGTCATCAGTAACAAAATGGGCGAATGTCGCCGTTGCCATGCAATCAGTGATTGCAGCTGCAAAAACTATCACAGCCGTTACCCAGGCCAGCCCTGCGGTGGCCTCATCAGTCGCTCATGGTTTTACCAACGGTGATTATGTATTAATCGCGGCGCAAGGAATGACCCAGATAGATAAGCGGGTGTTTCGTGTCGCTAATGTGGCAGCAGATACATTTGAACTGGAAGGGATTGACTCAACTAGTTTTGATGCTTTTACATCGGGTGATGCTAAAGAGATTACATTGGGCACTAGCTTAACCACATTAACCAGTGTTTCAGGGTCGGGCGGTGATTTTGATTTTATCGACACCACCACGATTCACGACAGTATTAAAACCCAAATACCTGGCACAGCCAACGCCTTAACTTATGAGTTTGAGAGCATCTGGGATGTTGCAGACACGGGTTTGATTGCGCTTAAACTGGCATCAGATAACCAGGAAGAACGTGCCTTTTTGTTCACTTTTCCGAATGGTCAAAAAATGGTGTTTAATGGCTTTGTCGGAGCATCGTTGGTACCGGGTGGTAATGCACAGGATAAGGTTACAACCTCTGTGACCATTACCGCGTTTGGTACGCCTACTTATTTGGCTACATAATTTATGCAGTCATTAATAGATAAAATAAGAAAGGCCAGACAGCAAACCGTTGAAGCGGGAGGGTTTAAATTTACTATTGAACGCCCTACTGATATGCAGGTGATAGATCTGCAGCAAGATAATGTCAGGTTAAGACAGTCGGAATTGCTTAAACGTTTTATTGTCGGTTGGGAGGGTGTCAAAGAAACAGATATTATCCCCGGTGGTGTCGGTGTTGAGGTTGAGTTTGACAATGATCTGTTTATCGAATGGATTGCTGATAAGCCGAATCTGTGGACACCGATCACTGATGCAATCACCTTATCCTATCAAGATCATATTAAAGCCCTGGGTGAGTCAGAAAAAAAGCCCGTAGCTGGTTAGAGTCTACCCGTTTACCCTTTTCATCTGATCAGCCTTGCGCCAGTTTAAACCTGGCAACAAAAGCCTGGAACATGATGGAAGGTAAAATTGATTGGTCAGCCTTGCCGGTGGTGGTTGAATTGTTGGGCATTATTGACATAGAACAATTATTAAGTGACTTAATGGTGATTCGCCAGTTTAAAGCGGAGAAAAAAAATGGATGATTTAAGCGTAAAAATCAAAGGGCTAAAAGAAACGCGGCTAAAAATAGAGCGTTTTTCTTTTAAGCTGGCAGACAGAATAACGCTGTTGGCTGTGCGCTCCGGTGCCAACTTTATGCTAAAACAAGTCAGGGCGGCTGCTCCCAGAAAGACAGGGCGGTTACGCAGGGCTATCAAGGTTAAAACGTCAAAAATAAACCGGCGTAGACGTAATGGAAAGGTTGGGGTTTATTTGACGGTAACGGTAGGTAAAAAACGGGATGATCCAAAAGGTGCGTATTACGGCGGTATTGTTGAAGGGGGGCAGAGTAAAAGGCGAAAGGTGGCGGGTAAGTATTTTATAAGAAGTACTTACAACCGAACTAAGCGCCGATCTGCTGAGTTGATCATCAGGAATATTGAGGCGGCGGGTAAAAAGCTGGCAGCTCGGCTGTAAAATAGCCGCGGTTATTTTAAATCTTTAGCACAATACCGACAAACAACCGCTTGTTTTTTGATCAGTTCGGCACAAAACGGACATGTTTTTAATGTGCCGTTTTTAAGTCGCTTTTTATTTAGCGTGTCATTATCCTTTGCAGCAAGCAGGGCACAGAGTATGCCTATTAGCGGTGATAAAAGCAGCGATAAAAAGATAAAGCCAATTTCAGACAGACCTTTTTTCGCAGCGATGTGGCCCGCGACTACAGAAAAAAACACCCATACGATTAATAACAGTATATCCATCCATTCAGTATAGCATTAATGACAATAAGGAAAAGATATGGCCTTTGGCGTAACGGTTGATTTTAATGCAAATGTTGCAAAGTTTGATAAAAGTGTTAATAAATTATCAGGCAATTTAGACAAGTTTGGCAAAAAAACAGAGTCCGCGTTTACCCTGGCTAGAAAATCGGTAGTTGCTTTTGGTGGGGTGCTGGCAGGCATACAGTTTGCATCGTTTCTAAAGTCGTCGATAGAGGCGGGTGATAGGATGCAAAAGCTTTCTATTCGTCTAGGTGCATCAACTGAGGCCTTATCAGAGTTGCAACACGTTGCGGCGTTGTCTGATGTCTCGTTTAACACGTTAACCATGGGCTTGCAGCGGATGACGCGGCGGGTATCTGAAGCGGCAAACGGCACAGGTGAGGCGGTAGCGGCGCTGGATGAGCTGGGTATATCGGCTGAACGTCTGGAAAAATTGAGGCCAGAAGATCAGTTTGAAGCATTAGCGGAAAGCATAAGCCAGGTAGAAGGCCCGGCGGATCGGGTTAGACTGGCTATGAAGTTGTTTGACTCTGAGGGCGTGTCATTACTGCAAACCATGACGCGTGGGGCGGCTGGCATTAGGGAAATGCGGGAAGAGGCCAACCGATTGGGCTTGACCATATCACAAGACGTGGCCGACGAAATGGCGGCGTTTGACGATAATTTAACCCGCCTGACATCATCAACTAGCAAGTATGGCATTCTTTTATCAGGGCCATTGGTTACAGGCTTTAACAAATTTATAGAAGTGGTGGAGAACGCTACTGAATCTGTATTTTCATTTAATACAGTCATGGAGGGTATCTCTGACTTTGTATTTGATAATCAGAGTTTTTCAGGCGTTGCAAAATCCATAGCGGATATTAATGATAAAATTGTTGCCCAAAAAGAAAAAATATCGGTTTTAAAAAATGAGGGTGGTCTAGGCGGTTTAATTGATGGGTTGCTAGGCTATGACATAGGTGAAGAGCGTAGGAAGCTGGATGTGTTATTACGTGAGCGCCAGTCTATATTAGAAGAATTTAAACGCAAAAC